TTGTTGGCGGATTAGTAGCTTGGTTTATTGAACATGCAAGCAAATAATTATGCCTAGCAAATCTAAAGCACAACATAACTTGATGGAAGCGGTAGCTCATAGCAAATCTTTTGCTAAAAAAGTTGGTATTAAACAATCCGTAGGTAAAGAATTTGCAGCTGCAGACAAAGGTAAAACTTTTAAATCTGGTGGGTTATATGCAAACATTCATGCTAAGCAAGAGCGTATTGCTAAGGGCAGTGGTGAAACAATGCGTAAACCTGGTTCTAAAGGTGCTCCTACAGCCAAGGACTTTAAAGAGTCAGCTAAAACAGCAAAGATGGCTAAGGGTGGTGTATCACTATCAGTAGGTCGTGGTGAAAAGTTACCTGTATCAAAAGGTGCTGGACTTACTGAAAAGGGCAGAGCAAAATACAATCGTGAAACAGGTAGTCATCTTAAGGCTCCACAGCCAGAAGGTGGCCCACGTAAGAAATCATTCTGTGCACGTATGTCAGGTATGCCAGGACCAATGAAAGATGAGAATGGCAAGCCAACACGCAAAGCAGCATCATTAAAAAGGTGGAAATGTTAATGAAACACGATGATATTAAAGAAGATAAAAAGCTCATTAAAAAGGCTTTTGGCATGCATGATAAGCAATTGCATGAAGATAAACGTACTGATCTATCAAAACTTAAACAAGGTGGAAGCGCTATGAAACGCAAACAAATCAATCCAGCTATGGCACTTATGGCTGCAAAAGCACTTGGCGCTCAACAAGCTCCAGTTAATCCAATGGCAGCAATGGCCCCAGCAGGCGGTGCTCCAGTTCCAGGTATGAAGAAAGGTGGTAAAGCAATGGCTAAGGAAACAATGGGTCCTAAAACTATGGCAGAAGACGTAGAAAAAGGCTCTAACAAACTAACTAAATTCGGTCAATCAGCTGTTCAAAAACGTGGTTTAACACGTGGTAAGAACCTTGGTGATTCAGGCCCTACAGTTGCACCAAAGAACATGGCTAAAGGTGGTTCAGCATCTAGCCGTGCAGATGGTATTGCATCTAAAGGTAAGACTAAAGGTAAATGGTGCTAAATCATGGGCATTTTAGATAAGATTAAAGAAGGCATTGAAGATTTCACGGGTGGTAAGTGGAAAAACATGTCTGATTATGAAGCTGAAGCAGCTGCTAAAAAAGCACCTAAAGCTGTCATTAAGAAGACTGAAATCATTGCTGCACCTGAAGATGACTTCCCAGCGACAGATTCTAAAGGTAAATATCTAAAACCTACAGTACCAACAACTATGAAAAAAGGTGGCATGATTGACCATGTAGAATACACTAAAAAATCAGCTGGTGGCACACATCATTCTGATATCTACAAAAAGCATGCTGGTGGGCACAAAGTTCATAATGAACATATCAAATCGTTTGGAAAGAAATAATCATGGCTAAAAAAGACCCAATGGTATTTAGTGATGTTAAGGGCAACCTTAAAAACATTGAGAATTTACATAGAAATTACTATAAAGACGTTGATAGAAGTAGCACAGGCTATGAATCAGGTCCTAATTATAGAAGTAAAGATACTGAAGAATTTATTTTAAATACTCCTAACCAAGAAGCTAAAGAAATTGGTGCACGAGTAAAAGGTAATTTGCTTGCTAATGAAGATGCTAAAAAATATGCACCTGATTTAAATGCAGGTAATCAACCTGTAAAAGGTGGTTACAAAAAAGGTGGTTTTGTACATGCTAAAGATGCTATGGCTAAACACTCAGGTGGTTTTAAACATCATATGGATGGTATGAAACAACACGCTGCTGGATTTAAACCACATCATGAACATGTTAAAACCATGTGTGGTGGCGGAATGTCTAAAGGCAAAAAATAACATGGGCGGTGCTGCAGCAGCATTTCAAAAGAATGGCAATACAGGTGCTCAATCTTCTGCGCCTGCGCCATCTTACGGTAGTCAACCATCTTATGGTTTTCAGCCGTATGGAAATAACTTTGCTCCTAATCCTCAAGGATATAGCCAGCCACAAGTATATGGGCAGCAACAAAGTAATCCAACACCACCACCGTATCAGCCATTTAATCTAGCGTTTAGTAATAACTATAACGTTCAAAGCCCAGATCAAGTGACTACACCATATGCGCCTATCGGTTCATTTGGTGGTCCTGCTTCATACGGAATGGGTCCTGGTAATGCTGGTTTTGGTTTTGGCAATGGTGCAACTAGAGTTCCTGATACTGATATACAAACTGCTGGTCAATTTAATCCAAGCGCTATGCAACCACAAATGGGCAATCAGACTCAAATGAATACACCACAAGGTGGCTTGCCAATGTTTGAAGGACAAAAAGATCGTTGGGGCAATCCAATGAATGCAAATCCAGCAACTACTGCTCAAGTGGCACCAAATACATCAAACACTACTACAGGATACGTATAATGAGAGCTTCTCGTGGAATGGGTGATATTAACCCAAGCAAAATGCCAGGTAAGAAAATTATTCATCGTAAAGACCATCCTCAAGATGTAGAAGTGTATAAAAAGGGTGGTTGGATTAGTAATGCTATTCGTAAGCCTAATGCACTTCATGAAGAGTTAGGTGTACCTAAAGGTGAAAAGATTCCAGCTAAAAAGCTTGCTAAAGCCGCAAAAGCCTCAGGTAAATTAGGCAAACGTGCTAGACTAGCAGAAACTTTAAAAGGTTTAAAATAATGGAAATCTACTGCGGATTTGAATTTATCAGTGGTTTTATGATTGGTTTTGAATTTGCAGAAGATGAAACCATTAATTACATCATCATTGACCTTGGCATTGTACGTATTAACATAAATTGGGATAAGTAATGGCTGTTACCACAGGAACATCATCATTCAATTTAAATATGAATGATTTAATTGAAGAAAGTTTTGAACGTGCTGGTATTGAGTTACGTTCAGGTTATGACTTTAGAACCGCTAGACGTAGCATTAACTTGCTGACGATTGAATGGGCTAATCGTGGCATTAACTTGTGGACGATTGAAGAAGGTCAGATTCCTATGAATACTAACCAAGTCAAATATCCATTGCCTGTTGATACTATTGATTTATTAAGCCAAGTAATCCGTACGGGAACGCTACAGAATCAAGTTGATATCAACATTAATCGTATCTCTGAGGATACGTATTCAACCATACCAAATAAACTCGCTGTAGGCCGTCCTATTCAAGTTTGGATTGATCGTCAGTCAGGTAATGTAAACCCTACGACATCAACACTTATTGGCAATACAGTGGCAGGTAATATTAGCGCAACAGACACAACTATTACGTTAAGCGATACATCTAATATTGCAGCATCTGGTTATATTACGATTGATAGTGAAACCATTTACTATCCTAACGTAAGTCAAACAGGTAATCAGTTATTAAATTGTTATCGTGGACAAAATGGTACGACTGCTACATCGCATAATGCAGGTGCAGCAATATCAGTGCCTCAACTTCCAAATATAAACGTATGGCCAGCGCCACAATCACCAGGCAATCAATATACATTTGTGTATTGGCGTTTACGTAGGATTCAAGATGCTGGGACTGGTGTCATTATTAATGATATTCCATTCCGTTTTATCCCTGCGATGGTAGCAGGATTGGCTTATTACATTTCTGTTAAGTCACCTAACGTTGATCCTAACCGTATTGCTATGCTTAAAGCAGACTATGAACAACAATATGATTTAGCAGGACAAGAAGACCGTGAAAAGGCACCATTACGTTTTGTGCCTCGTAACATGTTTTACTCAAGGTAACTATGGCTACCAAGTATTCTAGTGGCAAACACGCAATTGCAGAGTGTGATATTTGTGGACAAAGATATAAGTTAAGGGAACTAAAAAAACTTACTATTAAAACCAAGTTGGTTCCAATTAAAGCATGCCCTGAGTGTTGGAATCCTGATCAGCCACAGCTTCAATTGGGGATGTATCCTGTTAATGACCCACAAGCTGTACGTGAACCTCGTCCAGATGTGAGTTATCAAGTATCAGGAACTACTGGATTGCAAACAAATCCTTATGATCCTACAGTAACTAATACAGATGCTTATGGATACTCACAGGATGGTAGTAGGCAGATTCAATGGGGCTGGGCACCAGTAGGTGGTGCAAGCACATTTGATACAGTATTAACACCAAATTACTTGATACCAGTAGTGTTAATTGGTACAGTAACGATTACAACAACTTAGGAGTTTAACATGGGTTTCAGAACAGCAGCAGGTGGTATTAACACCAAAGGTAAAACTAAAGGCACTAACCTTGGTGATTCAGGTCCAACCGTAGCAATTGAAAGCGGTGCAAAAGGTAAAAAAGGCGCATCATCTGTAACAGGTGAAGCAATGAAGAAGATGGGTCGTAACTTAGCCCGTGCTAAAAACCAAAGCAAATAATCATGGCTAAGAATAATCTACCAGCGTCAGATTATGCAAAGCCACATGGAGTGAACATGGAAGAAAATAAACGTGGGTCTAAAGATCCAAACAAATACTCATACGATGAAATTGATTCTGAATCTCCAGCAATGGATGTAAGCATTGGTTTTAAGGGTGAGAAAACAGAAACTGAAGGCATCACTATTCGTGGTTGCGGTGCAGCTACTAAAGGCACCAAGGCTCGTGGGCCTATGGCGTAATGAATTACGTTCAATTACAGCAAGCAATTCAGGACTACATGGAGTCTACGGAAGCTACTTTTGTAGCTAACATACCACGTTTTGTCCAAGAAGCAGAAGACAGAATTTTTAACTCTGTCCATGTCCCTGTTTTGCGTAAAAATGTTACTGGTACATTTACGGCAAGTAACCAATATTTAACATTGCCAACTGACTGGCTTGCTACATATTCTGTTGCTGTAATTGACTCGTCTGGCAACTACAACTATATGTTGAACAAAGACGTTAACTATATTCGTGAAGCATTCCCTAATCCTACAACGACAGGGATGCCAACGCATTACGCATTATTTGGATCTTCTTTGAGTAATATCAATGACTTAACGTTCATTGTTGGACCAACTCCTGATCAAAACTATAATACAGAATTACATTATTTCTACTATCCACCCACCATTGTACAGGGTGAGATATTTACAATTGGTACAGTAACGCCAGGTTCATCTTATGCACCAGGTGCTTATTATGAAGTTCCATTAACTGGTGGTTCTGGATCTAGCGCAACGGCTAATATTATTGTTAGTGGCACAGGTCAAGTTACATCTGTTACGATTCAAAATGGCGGTCAGTTCTACACTGTAGGCGATGTATTAAGCGCAAGCAATACGTATTTGGGTAACTCAGGTACTGGCTTATCATTTACCGTATCAGCTGTTACAAATGCAACAGGCACATCATGGCTAGGCATTAACTTTGATCCTGTATTGTTTTATGGTGCATTGCGTGAAGCAGCGCTCTTCCAAAAACAAGAGCCAGATATGATTACTGATATTGAGAATAAATTCCAAGAAGCGCTTGGTCAATTGAAACGCCTATGCGATGGTCTTGAACGTGGTGATGCTTATCGTGATGGTCAAACCAAATTAAAGGTTAAAACATAATGCCCATTACCCAAACAGCAACAACTATTTTTAAGAACAATGTATTAAGTGGTGTTGAAAACTTTAATACTGGTACGCCTTATGTTTATAAGATTGCCCTGTATAATGCTAATGCAACATTAAACTCAACAACTGCCGCATATACTACAGTGAATGAAGTCACTGGGACTGGGTATACTGCTGGTGGTAAAATACTGACTCCTAGTGTGGCTTATGACAATACGACAAATACTGCTTATGTTACTTTTGGCAATGTTACTTGGAGTCCTGCAAGTTTTACTTGTAGGGGTGCTTTAGTTTACAATAGCACAACAAATGCGGCTTGTTTTGTATTAAATTTTGGCTCTGATAAAACAGCAACCAGCAGCTTTACAATTACATTTCCAACGGCAAATTCAACATCTGCCGTACTTAGAATTTCCTAGGAGTTATTATGATTAAAGAACTACAAGGCTTCGGTGATAGTGCTGTAGCCACAATGGCTTCAAACGTAGCCGATAATGAATCAGTTGGTATTGAGGGTGTATACCACGTTGAATGCCGTGATAAAGATGGCAACTTAAAATGGGAAGATTCATTCCCTAACTTAGTCAATGCTGTAGGCAAACAACTATTACTAGACACATTGCTACGCACATCAGGTACTTACACAACTACAGGCCCATTCTTAGGTTTGATTTCAGGTGCAAGTCCGACATTCGCAGCTGCTGATACAATGACATCACACTCAGGTTGGACAGAGTTTGTTAACTATACAGTTGGTGGTTCAGCAGTTCGTGGCACAGCAGTATTTGCGGCTTCTACCTCAACAGGCACAACACCTACAAACGTAACAACATCATCAGCTACAGCGATTACTTACACAATCACAGGTGCAGGTGGTACAGTTGGTGGTTGTTTCTTAGTAACAGGTTCAGGTGCTTCAAGCACTCAATCAAATACAAGCGGTACTTTATACAGTGCAGG